TCTATAACCATTGTTTGCGACACGTTAAATCTAAATGGTATTAATCTGGTTTGTTTTGTAGAATCTTTTACTTCTTTTACAAAAAATAATCCCGGCCTGTTTTCTGCTGGCCCTTGTGGTTGTGCAATAAAATTACGCATGGTAGCTGCACCTTGTTGATATTTACTATCATCAATACGACCTGCCATTTCTGGTGATATCTCGCCACTAGAAAATGATTTAAGAAAAGTTCTTGTGTTTGGCATTAATTACCTCCCAGATGTCCAAGGTACAATATGTTCTACTGTTATATCTCTATGTGAATTATCTTGTTGTTTTGCACTTGCCAAATAATTACGCATCATTTCAGTACATTTTTTTGCTTGTGCCATACCTTGATCACCTTTTATCATTGGCCCTGCCAACATAGACGCTAAATGCCAAGATAAAGTAACAATAAATAATGGCGAAAATAAAGTTGAATCAGTTACTAATGATTGATATCTCAACATTGCATTTTCTTGATTGCTATATATATAAATTCCTTCTACTGCAAATTGTTGTGGTGTATATTGTCCAGCTACAATAGTAGGTGAAGAATTAGCTGTTAAATTACCGGGAGTATCACCAGCCGACATTCTTGTAGCATAATCATTTTGTGATGTTGGAGATATTATTGCAACAGGTGTCATCATGTCAGCAGGTGCAACATATGCATACTCCCATTGTGTAAGAGTATTTGTTGTGGTTGCTAAACTTGCACGTTTTGCAGCAAAATTCCAAGTGTGTGATTCTAGCAAAGTGTTTCTTGCTATAGGATAAAATCTTGCAGCGTGTTCCGCTTGTGCAGATCCTTCTGGTGGTTTTATCGAAGCAATAGTTGCATCATCACCTAAATATGCCAAGGCAAGGTTGCAAATATCTATTTCAGTTGCCATTACATCTCCTAAAAAAATAGGAGGTTAGTAGTTTTGCCACTAGCCCCCTTGTAAATAAATAAGAAGACTTGACCTATTTATTAGCCGCTTCAAGTTTTGAAATTAAAGTATCTTTTGTTTGTCTTCTATCAAGTTCAACACCGATAGTACGACCATAAACTTCAAGTTCTGCTTTAGTCATTAGTTCTAAATTAGTTGCCTTTACTTCAGCCTTGACAGGTGTAGTAGACGCTACAGGTATCTGAGGTTCAGACCCACTAACTAGTTCTAAATGCTTGCAAAATTCTCCGTTATACTCAAATTCTTCATTAGCTTCTCGTAATGATTGACCAACGAAACACTTGATTTTAGCTTTGTAAATAGGCATAAGTCATTCTTAATTTTAAGCTACGGTAAAGCCAGAAGCATAGAACTTTCTACCGTCACCGATTGTTTCTACTATATCAGCAGTAACTTTACCAGCGTTAAAAGTACCAGCAATTGTGTATCTAGCACCAAGGAATCTTTGACCTTTGCCAGCAATTTCTGGATTTAAACGTACTACTACGTTTTTACCAGCCGTAAGTGCTGCTGTAAGAACAGCATCGCTGCTGCCAATAACAGTAGGACTAGACAAGTTAGCGTTTGCACTAGTAATAACTTCAAACTTTACGCTTGTACCATTTGCTAATGCAGTAGTAACGGCAAAGTTCATGTATAAAGCAGTACCTTCACCTATGTCTCTAGCAACACTTAAATCAACTGTGTTTGTAGAAACAGCAGTTGTAGTTAATGCTTGATCTTCGCTCACTCTGAGCAATGCATCTGTAATCATTTTGTAAAAATCTCCAAAAAAATAAAAAAACTAATTTAAGTAACTATTAAGTTACACGAGCTTCAGCATTGATCAAGGTATCTACCTGTCTAATTGGAGTACCTAAGAATGATAAGTAGCTTTTTGCTTGTCCAAATTGAGTTAATCCTTTCTCAATTTCTAAAACATTTTGTGATTTATCCATTGCTGCAATTGACAAACCAGAATGAACTGTTCTGTTCATATAGAATGCTGCTCTACCCATACTCATGTTAGGTATTCTGTAAGTTGCTCTTGCCATTAATTTAACAAGTGCAGTTGCAGCAGTCGTAGCTTGAGTACCAGTAACTCCAACTAAGTCAGAAACATCAATGTTGCAAATACGAACAACGTATCTCCAATCTTTAACAACTAAACCGTTTTTCCATTGGTAACGAGTAGCAAAAGCTTGTAGCCTTGTACCATCGCTGTTGTAAACAGTTTGCTCACCAAGATCTTCATGCATTAAACCTGCTTTAGATCCTTTAGGAAAAGGACAATAAACTGTTTGGTCACCCCAAACTACTAAATATACAGAAGCGTTATCAGAACCTGATCCACCTGCATCAAGAATGTTTACAGCGTTATCTGCAGAAAGATCACCGTATCTAGGTGCTAAACCTAAAAACTTTTTAGGATCTGTTCCGGGATTGCCGTAGAACATTGTCTCAGCTTGTGTCTGGTTCATTGCTTCCAAAAACGCAGTATCTTCAGATAAACGGAACTGGGCGGTGTTACCATTTAACATTGCCAAGTCTTTGTCAACTTCAGAACGTGCTTCTAGAATTGCACAAGCTTCATCAACTTGAGCAGTTGTTGACTTACTTCCCGGAATACCTTGATTTAAGGCACGGAAATAAACTGCTGGTAATCCTGTTCTAATAATTACACGTTCACCAGTAGGTAAATTACCTTCTTTAAAAACGCAGTCATCTAGTATTTCGTTTGACTGTGATAACAGTTCTGCAACGATTGGAACTCTACCGTCTGGGTCAGATCTTTTTGCCCAATCCGCTAGTGTTAAATTTGAATTTGCAAGAGTAGCCATTTAATAACTCCTTATTTAGATTGCTGATTAGAATATAGTGCGTTTGCTATGCCGTTAAAATCTTTTGGAACATTGGATTTACCAACAGCACCTTCAGAATTACCAACATAACTGTCTTCACTAATTGCCTTACCTGCTCGGTACATAAACCGAATTACTTCGGGGTGGTTTCCCAAGCCTGTTTCTTGTAGCAGCGACTTCAAAGCATCAGTACCAAAAGTATCGAGTGATGCTTTAGCAACATCTAAGTTGTCAGTTAAACTTTCGCCACCAAATTCTTCATCTGATTTTGATTGGTTCGCCCATTCAACTTTTGTTTGCTCAATAACTTTGGCTTGTTTTGCCTGTATTACAGGTGCAACTTTATCTAATACTTTTTGTGCAGCTTCTTGTGGCAGGTTAAGTTCTTTAGCGACATCACCGAAAGCAGTTAAGACTTCGGGGTCGAGTTCATCTGGAGCGTCAGCTACTTTAGAATTAAACTCGTATTTCTCAGGCGCACCTTCTGGTGTTTCTGATTCGCTAGTTTCACTTTCAACAGTAGTTTCATCCGAAACTTGTTGATCCTGTGCATTTTCGGCTTGCTGCTTAGTGTCAGTAGCTGCTTCACTTGATTGCTCAGTTGTTGCGTCTACTGGCTGTTGAGTGTCGCCTTCATTTGTTTGGTTGGCTTCCGTCATCAGCGTCTCTGACATTTTTTTGTTCCTTGATCATTGTCGGATATAGTTCTGGGCAGAGAGAGTGAACCAAGTTAAGGATCTGCAAACCATAGTTTCTGTTACCTTCGCTAAATGACATTGCCATTGCGTTGGTGTTAAACGATGATCGAAATACACCTGCTTGCTCCAGAAGTCTCCAGACTAATCTGCGACCCCTCTTGCTGCTCATGAGCCACTTAATATCTGATTCCTCGTTCTGTCGGTCAATTCTTTCTACAGACTTTTTATTGTCTTTAGATTTTTGTTGACTTTTAAGGTCGAGGGGATTGTATTCGCTCATGTTCTAATATATCTAGTTACTACTGTGTTACGGTCACACCTAACCATAAAGCTTTTTAGCCATTTCTTCTCTACTAGTTTTTTTTGCTTTCTTAAATGCTGCATCAGTTGGCGCACCTTTTGCACCTTTTTTACGCATACGTTCACCAGAACCTTCTTTAATTCTTTTACGTTTTTTATGAATGTTTTCGTATAAACTCATTTGTCGCCACCGCTATACAAAATTCTTGTAATTCTATCGATAGCACTTTCTTCTTTGTCCTTTTTCTTTTTCTTTTTTTTGTTATTGTTTTTGTTATTGTTTTTGTTATTGTGTTTTTCTATCATTTGCTTATATCTCATTCTGTAATCCGCTGGCATATCGCCAAAACTAAAATTTCCCGGTGTTTTTTCGTCCATAATTAAACCTCCAAAGGTGATGGTGAATTGTAGCCACTAAACTGATTCATAAGATCCATTGCATTACCTGCATCAACCTTACCGAGTTTAGCCATGTTGTCAGCAGCTTGCTGTTGTTGTTCAGCCTGTGCTGCTGCCTGTTGTGCTGCTGCTCTTTCTTTACGGATTTTGGCTACTTGCGTTCCGGGAACTATTAACGATGGATCAACTCCTAACATATCGGCATAACCATCAGCCCATGAATCAGAATCAAATTTATCTAATACATCAGGTTTCATTTGGGCTACTAGTCCCATGCTATTAACATATCTATCTACACTATTTGTACCAATTGCACGTTGTGCTTGTGCCAACATAGATACAAATTCTACGTTTAGTTCCATACCCTGCAACTCTGGTGGGGCAGGTGGCACTAAATCATTTTCTATCATTCTGTTAAAAGTAATATCAATTAACGGATCTAATAATTCGTTATGCAATCTTTCTAATACTGGCCCTAACATTAATAGTTTTTCTTCATGACGTTCTGCCACTTCCGTTGCAGTCATCCTTGTATCGGTAGCATTTGCCAACATTAAGAACAAATCAGCATAAAAACTACCATTTATTCTTTGCCTTACGTCCTGTATATCTGCCAATAAATGATTTAAATTTAGATTTACGTTAAATGCTGTCTCAATTTTGCCCTGTTGACCATCAATAAACGTAACTCCGCCCGGAAGACTGTCTACATCACGGTTCTTAAGGTAGCTAGGTACTTGTAATGGTGGTTTTGTTTGGTAATCAATGCCTTGTGCCTTGCGTAATTGCTCATGCTGTAACTGTTTTATGTCACCTAATGCTTCCATTCCCGGTGAATTACCATAAATATCACCACCTGCAACACCCCATCTTGGCACAACTGCTGGAAATTCTTTGTATCCACTTTCTCGTAGCACTTGTTCTCCATCACCGCCTTGCTCAAAGTAACAAGATTTAAATGCCATGTTGGTATTATCTTTCTTTGCAAAATCACGTTCTCTATCATCCCTTGGTTCTATAGCATGAATAATGGTTACATAGCTATCTAGGTTACCCCTGTCAAACAAGTTTTTAACAGACGTTGAACAATTGCTATATCCAAATTCTCTTACCAGTTCTCCTACTGTTTTTTGGAATTCTCTATACAAAGTATTAACTCTGCCCTGATAATCTGTAGCTATTGCATATTCTCCAATGGTTACAGGGTAATGATGGATAGCAGTTTTAGTATCAGGTAATATTATTGACCCAGCAGTACCAAATGCACCTAATTCTTCATACATACTGTGCAATGTTCGATATGTATTGGATTTTGTAAATACCAATTGCATTCGTTCTGTAACGTCATTAAGCCATAACTTGACAGGTGCAAATTTATTTAGATCAGGATCAACCGTTCCTAACCTAAACCAAGGTCTGGCAGGGGATGTTGCACCAGCCATCATGCCAGCACCTAACGTTCTTAATGCCCTTGTACCAGTATTGTCATATATAGAATTATGTCTTCTATGACCTTTGTTTCTATCCTGTACAAAATATCGTCCGTTTCTTGGCAGTAAATATGTAGTGACTTCTTGCCAATGTGACCACCAAGTAGCCCTTTCTGATCTAAGATGCCCCCATCTTGTCAGTAGTTTATCTCTCTTGGTTTTCATTGATTAACCGCCTAATAATGTGTTTTGACTAAGGTTTAATTCACTTGGATCTACTCCCATACTGCCAGTTAACAATGTTCCTGATGCTCCTTGTTGTGCTGATAATTCACTAGCATCCATTGCACTTGCAACGTCTACATCTTGTCGATTAGCCCTGTTATATTCTTGCTCACTTCTTTGCTGCTCTGCTAAAGCACGTTGCTCTGTACGCTCATTAGCTTGTCGTTGGTCTGCTAATGCTCTTTCTTGTATCTTTCTTTGATTGTTAGCTGAACTAACTGCTACAACTGTAGAGCCTACTGCTGCAATTGCTGCTACAACTCCCATCTCATAACTCCTTAGAATAAATAATGTCTTGTACACCGTATTTGATTCTTGGCAACAAGGCAGACAAAGTGGTGTTTTCTTTGCAATGCCATAACATTAGTTTGCATCCAAGTGATGTTGCATGATTTTCAGTCTCTCTAATCAATTTTAAACCAATTCGTCCTCCCCTATGTTCTTTGCTAATAAATAACAAATCGTTTTGGGCTATACGAAGATCGGCATAATGCAAATGATTAGTGACGAAATTAACAGAATATCCAATTAAAATATCATCTTGCCTTGCTGAAAGAATAAAGATTTGATGAGCATCCTCCATTTTGCGATACGTCACCTCGTCTGGCTTTAGCTTCATTACTTCTTTGTTACGAGCAATCTCTTCGTAATGCTCTTCAAACAAGATTGATGCTTCAGCTAACATCTCATCAACTGTGGCAAGTTTGATTTCCGGTTTGGATACCCTACTTTTGTTTACAGTAGCTTTACTATCACTACTTACGGTCACACTCGTCATAAAGGATATTTAGTTACACAATCAAATATTATATGCACTCTGTCTGTCATGCCAACATTGTCTGCTGTATGCACTTTTTTATGGTTAAACCACCAGACTTCTCCTACTTCAAACTTTTGTTTCTGATCTCCGCAAGTTTGGCTACACCATTGGTTACTTTTTAGCACAATATGAAACCTTGAATAGTGATCTGCATACAATCCTTGGTCATTATGTTTGGTTACATGACCACTAGGTTTTAAATTAACAACAAGTACCCTACCCATCTCCTTAACTTTTAGTTTTTTTAGTATTGGTTGCATCAATGGTACTAATGCATCCTTTAAATACTTCATGCATGGGTAGTCATACGATCCTAAATCGTGCATGACGTAATACAAACTCATTTTTAATGGCCCTCTAACGTATATACACTCGGTATCTTTATGTGGTGAGTTACTAGTCTTTTGTCGTGCTGTTATTTCTGTCCATAACTCAGGTTTATCTTCTAATAATTTAAGCAATGGTTCTACATTTAGACCTTCTGCTACACGAATAAAATTACATTCTGGTGTATGGGTCATAATCTTCTTTTTGAGTAGTCTCATTACGTCTTTTGATGTATATGTCCTCTGGTTGTCTCTTGGCTACTGGGAGGGCAAAGGTTAGTGCTAGAGCATCAGCTATATCTGGTGACCCTGCTCCCTGTAATCTCTTTTTGATCTGATCCTTACTTTCCAATACACGCCTACCTACATTGTCGTACCAATATATCGGTGTTGCTAACTCTTGTTTTAACGCTACATCGTTTGGTATTGCACCTCCTTCTTCTATCCATTGTTTCATTAACCACCACATCTCTGTTCTACGGTTAATGTACTGTTCTGGTTTGGTTGCCTTACCACCAAATGGTATCTCGATTACGTCATACGATAGCTGCCTTAGTCTGTCGATTACACCACTACCTGCACCTGCGTCACAAAACACAGCATCAGGGTCATGTTCCTCTATCAGGTTGGCTATTCTTGCAGCTAAGTCCATGTTGTCTAAACCTCGATAGACAATAGGCTTAAATCCTTGTTTGCCTTGCCTACGAAACACTACAGACCTATCATCACCAAATCTTGCTGGGTCGATACCAAACACTACTGGAGAGAATCCTACATCTGCTTTCTGGTATACACGTTGTGCTGCTTCTTCGGTATCTGCTAAAGCTACAAGTTGGTCATCACCTGCTGCACTAAAGTCACATAAATATTCTCTTGCAAATGATGTCTCACTCATATCACGCTTGAGACGAGTTACTTCATTGGGATGTAGGGAGTCAGTATCAAAGACAGTAAATCTTGCTGCCGTCCATCCTTCTTCTTCAATCGCTTTGTAATACAACTCACTAAATAGATTTATTCCTGACGGTGTACCTATAAAAATAGCCCAGCCTAAACGGTCACTTAACGCTGGTTGAACGATGTCTGTCCATAGCTCATTCTTTAACTGGGCTAC